TACTATCTTAGTTTGCTTATTTATCTCACCAAAGATAGTTAAGAAGTCTGATACTTCCTTTGTAACACCATTTGTATCATATTGAATTATAATCTCATCTTCCTCTTCAATTCTACTCTGAAGGAAGTTAGTTAATTCTGTAATCTCTTTCAGTTCATTACAAACTGTTATTGCGTAACTTATTTTCATAAACTTTATTATTCACTTAAATTTTCTTTTCTTTCCTGCGCTCTTTTTAATGTGTTTGCTCCAGGTAAAAGTTTATCCTTCAAATATTCCATATCAATAGTAATTAAATCTACACTCTTTATGGATGTCATTTTGTATTCTCTATAATTATCGTTATACACCAATGGTTTTCTTTTTAATATTTGATATAAAGGAGAACCATCTGCAGGAAACTTTCTTAATAACATTCTAAATTCTTCTAAATTAGTTGAATCTAATATTTCATTTTCCGTAATTGGCTGAGCCATAGCCGGTTGCAATGCATCAAAGAAAAGTTCCGGATTTACATGCTTCAATTTTATAGCAGGAAATCTAACTTGCTTATCTACAAATCTTCCAATTAAAAATATGTAAGATGTCGATAGGCCTGTTAAAGTTCGAGTTTTACCATCCGCTGCATACTTGTACACAACAACTTTATAAAAATTACCAGGTCTCATCATTCCATGTGCCAAAGGTTTGAATTTGGTAATTATATTATCCCATTGGGAGGTAAATACTCTACTAGTTGCCATTAATCAGGTAATATTAAATCAATTTTTTGTGCAACCTTAATATGGGTATTAGCAATTTTCTTTAAACTTTCGGTCATAGAATTGATACTAAATTTAGTTCTATTTTTTTCCGCCAATTTACTAGATTCTACTAAATACTTATCATAGTTCTTATAAATATCAAGCATTTTAACTGCTGCATTACTATAATTTACATAAAACCATTGAGTATCCTTTAATAAGAATTGATTTGCTGCACTTTCATCAACATTTTTCAATTGCCCTTCTAATAAAACTGCTCCCTTTTCATCTAAAAAATCTAAATGACCGCTCCATTTAGAAACAACTACAGGCTTACCCGTCATACTGAATTCTAAAAGAGGTCTACCATAACCTTCTCCATGTGTAAATGATACAGATGCCTTTACTTTTGGATGGTTGTATAACTTCCACATATCCTCCTCACTTAAATCTCCATGCAATAAATAGATAGGTGCTGAACCATTTACTTTAGAACTTGCATCTTCGATTTTCCTTCTCATCTCTTCTCTATCTCTTACTGAAAACCCCGCTGAAGATGTTTTCATAACTAATGCAGGTTTCTTTCCTTTCATTCTAGCAAATGCTGATAAGAATGTTTGAATTAACCCTCCATTATCTTTTCTATCGTGATATAATGCTCCAGGTAGCCAATGCCCTACAAATAAGAAAATAAAATCTTCTTCAATTTGGTCTAGTAATTCTAATCCACCTGTCTTATGATAATCACATCCTTCAAATAAAACTTCAATTGGTTTAGTTAACTTATGTTCAGCTAAAATTTGTTGTGTTTCTTTATCTTTTTCATGATACACAGTTCCAGCTATTCCAACTTTAGAGTGCTCAGAGGTTGTTATAATCAAATCCATTTTATTACAACCATCTATCCAATCTTTAGCAATTAAGTTAGTTTCAATACCAGCGGTTATGCCGATATTAAATTTACCCATTCTTTGAAACTCATTTGGAACAGTAACTTGTACATAGATATCAACCTCTCTATCTACCGATGTAACGGTATTTAAGTTAATCCATTTATGAAACTCATTTTCTGGATTTAACTGGTCCATTGGGCAATTACCCCATTTTGTTGATACTACCTTAATATCATATAAATCTAAATCTTTAAAAGATTTTAAAAGGTCTCTACTATGGTCTCCGTAACCACTTCTCGTGGATACCGGAGCCTGAAAAACTAATAATGGTTTTTGTGTCATAACTTTATTTTCCTGTTGAACCGAATCCGCCTTCGCCTCTTTCGGTGTTAGATAATTCATTTACTTCGTTAAATTCGATTGGAGGATATGGAATAATTATAATTTGGCAAACTCTATCACCTACTTTATAATTTTCTCTTTCTACATTATCTATTCCTTGTACTTTATTAAATGTAGCCTGTAGCTCTCCTCTATAACCACTATCGATTACTCCAACTGAATTACTCAATTGTAAGTTTGTTTTTCTGATAGATGAACGAGGAAATACTAATCCTACAAATCCTTGAGGTATTTCTAATGAGATACCCAGTCCATATGTTATAGAACCTAATGTTTCACCTATAATCGTTGTCGCAACTAAATCCATCCCAGCATCTCCACTTTTTGCATAAGATGGGATAACTGCATTAGGATGTACTTTCTTAATCTTTACTTTCATAATATCTTCTTCTTACTTTTGCACCCAATTCTTCATTGTTAGGTGTATCTAAAATTGTTCTTTCATCTATTGTTATTAGGTTTCTACTACTTGCCATATAACATTGTCTACATAATTGTCCAGCTCCTTCAACATATCCAATTCTGAAATCTATATGAGTTGTTTTAAGTGTATCAGTTTCTACTCCACATTGAATACACGTTTCAAAGATATCAAATTCATCTTTTGGAAATAATTCTAATTGCTTTCCCATATTATTCTTTTATTTTAAATAAATCATATTTTTTTCTAGGTTCCCAATTTTCAAATGCAGTTTCCATTCCTTCGATTAATGTATCACACATTCTTTGTGCGTGATATCCATTAGGCCCTTTAAAGAATTCATGTCCAATCAATCCTCTTTTCTTTCTTTCTTCTTTAGGAATATCATACCAGAATCTCATAGCTTTTGCTAAATCTACAATATCAATTTTATCATCAATAATGTATGGAGTAGGTACTGAACCTGTCATTGTTTGTGCTCTTGCCCATAATGGTGTAACCCATTCTCCCCAAGTTACCTTATCTTCCCATTCTCTCCAATTGTGAAGTGAACCAATTCTATAATAATCTTCATGTGTAATTAACTCACCACTATCTTTAAAACGGAATCCACATTGGTCTTGTAATCCACCGGTTGTCAATACAATGATTGGTGTACCAGCCATTACCGATTCAGCAGTTCCTAACCCAAATCCTTCGTTACCACAAATATTAATTGAAACATCTGAAATATTTAAAACCTGATTAAGTTGTTCTGTTGAAAGTTTTCCTGTTGAGAATTTGATATTACAATCAGGTGCCAATCTTTGGATAACCGCAGGTAAATCTGTACCATTCTCATCCACAGGTTGAGTATGCATCAATAATAATACTTTATCCTTTTGTTCTTCGGTTAATCCATCACAGAAAACTTTATAAGCCCAAATCACATCTGATGCTTGTTTTCTACGAATATTTCTATTTGACCAATGGAATACAAAATCATATTTCTTTCCTTCAAAAATCTGATTCTTAAATGCTTCTAATTCTGCACTATCTTCTAATGGTTTATATAAGTTAGATACACCATGTGGTACATACGATACTTGCCAATCTTTTCTAGGAATCCAGGTTTTTCCGTTTTCTAATTGCCCAACTCTTTTGGTAATACCATAAGTTTGCTTAGAAATACAACCAATCCAGTCGCAACTTTCGTAATAATCTCTGTTATAGTGTGGGTCTGGTAAATCATCCCAAATGTGATAAAAGAAAATTGGTGTGGTTTGTCTGATTTCATGTTCGATATCATATAACCAAATCCAATATCTAGGGTCTGTAAAGTGTAGAATTGCATCAGGATTATGCTTTTCCATTAATTGTTTAACGATATTGTAATCACCATATCCACTATATGGATAAATTGTTACATTACCTTCGGTTAGTCCAGCAACTCTTCTTGCATCTTCTGAAACATCAACTATTTTTCCTTGCTCAGGATGATTAATCGCTGCACCAACTTGAATCCAATCGTATTTGTGTAAACTACCTAATACTAATTCTTTTGACATTGTGGCTATACCACTATGCATTCTTAAATCATCTGATAAAAGTAAGATTGTTTTTCTTTTGTTCGCCATAACTTATTAATAATCTCTTTTTAAAATTGTGAACCTGATATTTGTAATTCTCCGAATGAGTCAATCTTCTTTTTGAAAATTGGGTCTTCTACATAAAGTGTAAGTGAGCGGTTAACTAATTTTTGTAAACTCATCTTATCATCTAATGTAGTTCTCTTAAATGAAGAATACAAATCTCTAAGGATTTTCACACTTGTTAATTTTACATCCATATCGTTTTGTATTTGTATATATAGATATATATATATGTATTTTTAATAAAACGATAAGTTTTTTGAATATTTTTTTAATCTTTATAAAGTGGGCAAAGTTTTCTTTCTTTGAACTCACACCAATTACAAGATGTTCCTTTTTTAGTTGGATAATCTATATCTCTATAGTTTCCCTCTTCATCGAATACTGTATTTACAAATTCCATAAATCCATTCCATGCTTTGTTTACCGATGGTTTACCACTTGCTGGCACATGCTTTGATATACGGGGAATGGGATAATCCGCATCTTCTTTAACTTTTCTTTTTAAGATATGAAATTCTACTTTAACCTTATCTTCACTTATGTTATATTTTTCAGCGTAGAATTTTTTGTATATAAGAATTTGTGCATTCTTAATTGGGTCTGATTTCTGATATTTACTCCAACCCGCAGTTGATGTTTTAAAATCTATAATTGTAACCGATTTATCCCACGTATCTCTAACGATAACATCGACAAATCCTATAAAGTTTACATTCTCTTTAATTTGCATATTAAGTGGTAACTCAATAGCAACTAATTCAAATCCTTTCTTATTAAAAAAACTTCCTAATTTAGTTTTGAAGTAATGAATTATCTTTCTACCATCTCCGTAGAATTCTTCCAATTCTTCTTTTGTACAAGGAAACTCTCCTTCTTCTAATTTTTCTTTTTCTTTATTAAAGTTTTCAACTAATCTTTTTCCCAACAATCCATCTAAATCTAAAGCCATTGCCGCGGTTTTAGTGGTGTTATACATTATATCTAAAAAATGTTGTAGAGTTTCGTGCATAGCAGTACCAAATATCAAATGTATATTAGCATTTGATACCGATAACTTATCTATATAATTTAATTTGTATTGTTGTGGACAAGTTGACCACATTGAATATTGCGAAAACGAAACTCTTCCCATAAATTATTTTTTACCTTTTTTTACTTTTTCTGTTTTTGGAACTTTCTCTTTTCCTTTGTATCCATACTTTTCTTTCAAGTACTTCTTATACTCCTCTCCTTCTTTAATACAGGTCAGTATATGGTAATAATCTATAGCAGTTGATTTTGAACAAGAGTATTCTTGTTGTAATAATTGAACAATTGATTCATCAGATGTTTCCTCTGATTTGCCTTTGATATATCTAAAATAATATCTACCGGATGGTATCAACCCAATAAGTAATTTATAGAATATTTCAGGCTCCATTGTTTGTGTTAAGGGTTGGACCTGTGCAATCAAATCTACGAAATCATAATTCATTGAAAGAAATCTATGAATCATATAATTACTCCAAGTCTTCTTATCTTCTTCTGATAAATCTTTGAAGTAATCAGGTTTTTGGTCTTTTGATATTGCGTTTAAATGGTCAAATAATGTTTTAGCCATTAGCCTTTGATATAAGTGTTATAAAATTTTTGTTTAAATTGTTCA